CCTGCGCGCCGCCCGGGCCGAGTTCAACCGCCTGCAACGCGGCAGCGCCACATTGAGCTACACCTTGGCGATGGGTCGCCCCGACCTGATACCCGAACTGACCTACACGCTCCAAGGCGTGAAGCCGGAGATCGATGAAATCATCTGGTACGGCGGGAACGTGCAGCACACCCTTAGTGCTGACAACGGCTATACCGTGAACCTGGAGCTTGAAAGCAAGCTGCCGGAAGATACCGTTGAGGACTTGGCCGAAGAAAATAAGGGGGACTTCACCGGTATCATCGCGCACTACCGCGACAAGAAAACCGGGAAGGAAAAGACCGTCACAGCCGGGGATCAGAGCAAACCGCGACGGCTACGGTGGCTGTACGCCAGCGAGAAGACCGCGAAGCGGGCAGTGGATCGAGAGTGGAAAAGAATGCAGAGCACAACCTGAAATGACTCTCCCCGCCACAAACAAAAATCCCCGGTCAGACCGGGGAATTTTTTACTCATCTGGGACTTGAGAAAGTACCTCGGCACAACGAAGAACTCGGTCCTGGTTGGCGACCGAAAGTCGCCGGAACAGCAACAACAACATCTGTTCCGTCAGATTGAGCACTCCGTCTTGTGGCTCCGATCGCGATTCAATTTTCCCCTGTTGATCCAACATGTCGCTACTACTCCTGTCGTCCGTAATATGCATGTGCTCATGCATAAAAAGACCTTACGGACAGACTGGAAAATGCAACCTTCGATCAAAGGAATCTTCACTGGTGGCTCTATCCAGCGTAGGAAGGGCAAAGTTTCATGGCGCGTTCGGTGAACTCGCTGTAATCCATTGTGGTGCCAGGCAGACTTGGATTTGGTTTGGAAATCGATCGCCCATCGAGCCAACCATTCTGTGATGCCCTGGATCGCGCGCTTCCATTCAGCGCATACAGTTTGCCGTCGCCTGTTCTCACCAGAGCCGAAGGTGGCCCATCCTGGCAAACCAATTCGGCCTTCTCGACCGTGAACGGCCACTTCGTACCGTACTCGGCTTGACTGATTGATTCGGTTTTTTCGCCACCGCAGCCAGCCAGAGCCAGCAAGACGGGAAGCATCAAGCAATAACGCATCGTTTCCTCCTTGGAATTGATTCATTTGGGTTCCAGTAGAGAGACCTTAGCCATCGCAAAAGCCAGGTGCGCAAGAGTCGCGCGGTCGGCTTCAGACATTTGTCGCATGTGTCCCAACACCGTTAACTCGACATCGCTCAGGTTGTTGACGTCTGTATCGACCCGCGAGCCGGTCAACACGTAATGCACATCAACCCCAAGTTCTTGGAGCCCTGATAAATAGCGGACGTCGGGGGAACTGGACTCCAGCTCATAGGCCTTTTGAGTCCCACGGCTCACCCCTGCGGAAACGCCAAAGTCGGTCTGATTTTTACCCAGCCGCTCGCGTTCCTCTCTCAGGCGTTCGCCTACCCCTAAAGAAATGAGCACTTTTTTGATCAATATAAGTTGACTTGAGCAGAAATCTGCCCAAGAATCCTTGTCGTCGAACACGATTAAACACGGACGAACACTATGCATGCCCTACAGACTCCCGAGCAAGCCCGCGCGGTTCTTGATCGCGAGGGTAAAAGCATTGCCGAATTCAGCCGCCAACACGGGTTGAACAAAAATCTGGTCAGTGACCTGCTGAACGGCCGTAAAAAAGGCCGTCGCGGAGAAGCGCATCGAGCAGCTGTTTTGCTCGGAATCAAAGACGGCCAGATCACAAACTAGGGCCTCTGGCTTTAAGGGGAAACCAGAAGATGAAACGCCCAGTTCTAGCAAGTCGAAAGGATGTGGTCAGCGCCGTTATTTGCGCTTATGACGGCGGGCGTATCTACGCCGCTGCCGACCTCGGAATGTCTCTCAAAAAGTTTGATAACCAGGCTTATGAGAACGCTGGCAGCCGACCGCTGAGCGACGATCACATCCATCGACTGGAGCAAGTTGCAGGTACGACCTATCTGCCGGATTACATCGCAGCCAAATACGGCGGCATGTTTGTACCCGTAACAGCCTCGGCAGATCTGGACAACGTCGAGCTGTACAACCGGTCAGTCAAGGCCGCAGCAAAACGCGGAATGGTCGATCAAATCATTGCCAAGGCTCTGGACGACGGCGTCATTGAAGCCAGCGAAGCAGAGGCGATTGTCAAGGCGCTGATGCATTACATGTCCGCTCGCTACGCAGAAGTACTGGCGACCATCCAACTGCACAGCCGGGGGTTCACTGGGTGAGCACATACAAACTGGTTTGCCCTCACTGCCACGGCCGCATGCGAATTCGCACCAGCGAAGGCACACATATTTTTCTACGAGTGGCTTACCTGCAATGCACCAATGAGGCCTGCGGGTGGTCGGTCCGTGCCCAGTTCGAAATGACCCATGAAATGAGTCCGAGCGGCATGGCGAATCCCACCGTAAAGCTACCCGTGGCAGACATCGCTTTACGTAGGGCTGCGATGAAAAGTGCCGATGATCACCCCGACCTGCTGGACCAAATGGAAATGGAGTGTGCGCAATGAACCATGAACAGCTTGATCACGACTATCGCAGCAGTATGCAACGAGCGGCATTCGCCTACTTGCAACGACATGAAGCTCAACACTTGGTGGACTCGGATCTGCTCTTCGAGAACTGCGTCCGCCACATGACCACCGCGCTGGAAGTGCCGGTGTTCATGGCCCAACAGCTGGTGCACAACGCATGGACTGAACTGCATGTCATCAACCAGCGCAAATGGATTGGCGTGGACTGGGGTCGTGATGCCAGCTCAACCGTCGTCCATCTGGTGGACATTCGGGCCAACCAACGATACCCGGTAGCTGCACGCCAACTACCACAAACGCTGCTCGCCCTACGCGAATCGGCGCTCAAGCAAAACCCGCAATAACCCCTCTTTAACCAACCCGCCCTGCCCTGTTTCCAATGGGTTTGGGTGAGCTTTGCCCGCAATCCGAGGTGGACCATGGAAATCGACATCGCCATCACCGCAAAACTGCCCCGCGACCAGGCCGAGGCACTGCTCCAGGACCTGCGTGCGCAGTACGCGTTGCTGTTCAACGAGCATTGGTATGACGACCGTTTTCGCATGATCCCCGAGGGTTTGCGGCACGGCTCGTTGCTGGTGGCGTTTCCCGCGCTGGCCGCACGAAAAAGCCTGATTGGCGCCCTTAAACACAGTCTCGACGAAGCGAAGTAAGCCACGATGGAAATGGAACAAAGGCTGCGAGCCGACGTCATCCAACGCATTGAGCGGGACTACCAGCTCAAGCACATGGCCAACACCAATTACATGCGCAAGGGTGTATGCCCAGCCTGCCGCCAGAAGACCCTGTACACCTTCTACGATTCGCCCTGGACGTTGATCTGCGGACGGCCCGAAAAGTGTGATCACCGGGTTTATGTGAAAGACCTTTACGACGATCTATTCAACGACTGGAGCAAGACCGCGCCGTCGACAGCGGACAATCCTCAGGCCACAGCACGCGCCTACCTTGAGTTTGCGCGGGGTTTCAAATTCGAGCTGATCGCCGGCTTTTTCACTCAGGAAAACTACTGGGACGGTCGGCTAAACATCGGTAGCGCCACGGTGCGTTTCGCCTTGGAGAAAGGGGGCTACTGGGAACGTTTGATAGATCGGCCAGACCGATTCGGCAAGATGAAAGCGCGCTTCCGTCCCACCGGCGAAGGCTTGACCGGTTACAAAGGCGTCTGGTGGTGCCCGCCGAGTGTGGACCTGCTGGAAGTCGACGAACTGTTCATAGTCGAAGGTATCTTCGACTCAATCGCTCTGCTGCACAACGAAGTGCCTGCCGTGTCGATGATGTCCAGCGCCCCCTGCCCCACCGACTCACTCAAGGCCCTGGTCAAATTACGTCAGGATGCTGGCAAGCGTCTGCCGCGCCTAGTGTGGGCATTGGATAACGAGCCAGTCGCAAAGGCCAACATGCGACGCTGGGCGAAGGAAGCGAGCGAGCTGGGCTTCACCTGCAAAGCAGCCGTTATCCCCCAGCCAAACGGGAAAAAGGTCGATTGGAACGACCTGCATCTGCGGTGGAAGTCGATTGAGGGCGACGACGAACGTGCCGAACGCATTGAGCAGGACTTTGCCGAAGCGCGTCATCAGGGCGATTTGCTGCTGGCTGATTCAGCTGAAGAAAAGGCGTTCCTGATCTACGTGCGCAACGAGCGGAAGGAATTCCACTTTACGTTCCGCAAACGCCTGTATTGGTTTCGTCTCGATCTTGAAAAATACGACCGCGCGATGACCGATCTGGAAAGTTCGGAACGTCACGAAGACCAACTGCTCACTGAGGAACAGCGGCGTTACAAGGCACTGCGCCAATCCGGTTCAGTGACCAGCATCGCCAACTGCAATTTCCAAGCGCTGTATTACATGCGCAACGACCTCACCGATGAGGCCTGGTATTACTTCCGCATCGAGCGCCCGCAAGGGCCTGCCATCAAAAGCACGTTCACAGCCAAGCAACTCACGTCCGCGCCTGAGTTCGCCAATCGCCTACTCAACGTCTCCAATGGCGCGATGTTCGAAGGCAGCGCCCAGCAACTGAAGCGGATTCTGGCGCCCCAGCTCGATTGCCTGAAAACCGTCAACACCATCGAATGGATCGGCTACAGCCGCGACCATGGCGCCTATGTCTTCAACGACCTGGCCTTTCACGGCGGCAAGGTTCAGGTGCGCAACAAGGAAGACTTTTTTGACCTCGGCAAGCTGAGCATCAAGTCACAGAGCCAGTCGCCGGTGCTGCATATCAACACCGACCTCAATGCCTACAACGAAGGTTGGTTCGACATTTACTGGCGCTGCTTTGGCGTACAGGGCCTGGTGGTTCTGGCCTGGTGGCTGGGCGCGTTGCACGCCGAGCAGATTCGCCAGATCCACAAGTCGCTGATGTTCCTGGAGCTCGTGGGCGAAGCCGGCTCGGGCAAAACCACGTTGGTGGAGCTGCTGTGGAAATCGGTTGGGCGTACTGATTACGAAGGCTTCGACCCGTCCAAAGCAACGGCCGCGAGCCGTGCACGAAACTTTTCGCAGGTCAGCAACTTGCCGGTGGTGCTGATCGAGTCTGAGCGTGAACAAAAGGAAGGCCAGCCGGTTAAACACTTCGACTGGGACGAACTGAAAACCGCCTACAACGGCCGCAGCGTTCGCTCCACTGGCGTTAAAAACAACGGTAACGACACCCATGAACCGCCGTTCCGTGCCGCCCTGCTGATCGCACAGAACAACCCGGTGAACGCATCAGAACCAATTCTGCAGCGTATCTGCCATGTCCACCTGACACGCGAGCACCACACGCCGGAGACCAAGCAGTACGCCGAGCAGTTGGAGCGCATGCCGATGGACAGCATCAGCGGCTTCCTGGTCAAGGCGCTGCAACGCGAAACCGAAACCATGCGCCTGATGGAAGAAAACACCTCCGGCTACGAACAAGAGCTGCTGGCCCTGCCCGGCGTGCGCACCGTACGTATCGCCAAGAACCACGCCCAACTGCGCAGCTTGGTGGACGCATTGGCCGGAGTTGTGCCGCTCGACGAGCGCCGAAAGGCCCTTGCGCACGCCGAAATCAACCGCATGGCACTGGAGCGGCAACAGGCAATCAACGCTGATCACCCAACCGTTCGCGAATTTTGGGACCTGTACGAATTCCTCAACGGCATGGATGAGAAAGGCGCGCTGAACCATGCGCGCCGGGACGAGCTGATCGCCGTGAATCTCAATGAGTTCGTCGAAATGGCTGCCAACAAACGCCAGCAAGTGCCCGCACTCAGTGATCTGAAGCGCCTGCTCAAGACCAGCAAGTCACCCAAGTTTCTGGAGTCGAACAAGCCCGTCAACTCGGCGCGGTCGCTCGACGCTTTCGACAAACCGAAAACCATTCGCTGCTGGGTATTCCAGGGCGCATAACCACCGCAACAAAAGGAGCAGCACCATGCAAAACGAACTCAAAGCAGCCATTCGCTTCAACGACTTCACCGCGTACTTCGGCGCGCGGGGGGTACTGGCTATGGCTTGGTGGATGGGGGCTGTGCATGCCGCCCGAATTCGTGAGAACCAGAACAGCTTCCCGTTCCTTCAGATTGTCGGTACCGCTGGCAGCGGCAAGACTCTTCTGTTGGATTACCTCCAAAAGCTGAACGGGCAAACGCCTTACTCCCATGCACTTGCCCATGCCACTCCGGCCGGGCGAGCGCGCACATTTGCCAGCGCTGGGCAGCGGATTGTTATTTGCGAAGAACACAGTGAGTTGGGCCAGACCATCGATTGGGATGAACTGAAGCCGCTTTTTAGCGCAGGCAGCGTTAGCCTGCGCTCGGGGGACGGTCAGAGTGAAGAAGTGACATTCCGCGGTGCTCTGGTGATAACCGCAAGCCAGCCACTGGACTGTAGTGATGCGGTCACCAGCCGAATGGTTATGCTCGATCTTTCAGCTGCCGACGCCCATACACCCAGAGTCAGGCCGGAAGCCATCGGCAACCTCAACGCATCGGAAGCAAGTGCATTCGGTATCGAGGTAACTCAGGCCGGCGAATGGATTTGCGGCAGTCTTCAGGCTTTTTTGCCTGCATACCAAGGCCAGCTCACTCGTAAATACGGGGCATCCCTGAACGGGCGTACAGCCCTCAACTGCGCACAAATGATCTGTCTCGTTGATCTGCTCTGCAATCTTCTTGCTATTCCGCAGGACCTTCAGCTTGAGACCAGGAAGCTGGTTCACGACATCGCCTTCCTCGACACGATGCCCTATTGATCGGCCTTCGAAAGGAGAATCCGCATGAATACGCCTGCCCAAAAACAGCAGCCCAACTGGTTTCAGCAGTTGCAAGAATTCGAATCCAAGCGCCCCGCCATCCGCAAGGCCGGTATCGAGGCACTGAACCGCCTCGTTCCTGTCGCCCAGCGTGATACAGGCCAGAGCGCTGTGATCGGTCGCTTCCTGCTCGGGCTCTACAACGGCCGCGACTACCCCTTTGTGCTGACCAGCCTGCGCGGTCTCGACACCGCACTGTTCGACGACTGTCTGGCGGTACTGCAACTGGACTACTCGCCTGAGCAAGAGGTGCACACCTACCTCCCTGACGGCGATGCGATATGGGAAGGACTGATAGGGGCATGGGCATGAAATGGGCGCCGAAGCGCAACAGGGATGGGCATGTCCAGCAGAACTGCTGGGTTACCGATAGCGGCTACACCGTCGCGCTGTGCCGGTTGCCAGAGTCGCGCTACCCCGTAACTCGGCCAGGCGGCGAGCTGCCCTTCGCTTATGCGAAAGACCGGGACGAAGTGATAACGATCATTGAGCAAGACCAGGCCAAACCGGCCTGAAAGATGGTGTCGAGGAGCGCCAACTCCCCGACACCTACCACTACAAAGGAGCAGCACCATGCAAGCACAGAACCCAAGCAGCAGCGCCGTAGAGGCTAGCACCCCACCGAACATCAAGCGATACCAGGTCAAAGAAACCTGGAAGG